GTTTTGCTGTTGCTGTATAGGAGCAGTTGTACCCTGCGATATTATCTCTCCTAAGTGCTTCTCCTGCGGTCATCAATGCACGCATTGATGGCATGATTTCGAGATTCAATACTGCGGTTTCGAGTTCTTTGCGGAGATCAGCAGGAACTTCGTAGTTACACTCAGTCTTTAGGTGATCCTCAAAAAAGTCAAAATAACGAGCAACTGTTTCACCCCATGTTTCTCTGCGTCCCTTTTCGTCTAACCAACGAGAATATCGGGACAGGTGAATAAAAGACTGATATAAACTAGGTAATTCCATATTGATTTTACTCCTCAATTATTTTTTCTGGTGATGTATATAGTCAGTGGCTTTGTGTAAGTTCTTTCCAAGACACAGGAAAAAGAGGAGAAATAATCTTCCCAATTTTTTCTGCATATTGTCTAATTTCCCACTGTGCATGTATATCAATACGCTGAGAATAGAAGCGTGCATATGCAGCAAGAGATCCAGTCCAATACCACTCGGTGTACATACCCTGCGGTAAAACAAATCTTGCTTGTTCTGGTGCAACACCATCTTCCAAGAGAGTGTTGTAAGCATACATCGCTGCGGCGATGGCTTGATCGTAAAGACTACTGGTATTTGGTGCTACCTGTATAAAATCTTCACTTCCCTGCTTCGCACCATTCGTTGGCTTTCCTCGCCAAGTAGGTCGATAGAAATCAGGTTCAAAAGAAACGTAACGACGAGAGATTTCGTTCTCAACAAACCCCTGCTTGTGCTTAAAGAACTGAGTACGAACAGAGATGGGTGCCTTGATTCGAAGAGTGATCTGCGGATGTGCGAATGGTGTCCAGTGATTGTGCTTTGCGAGATATCGAATCAACTTCTGATCCTTCACACTCAACATTGTCAATTCCTCGAATGGTATAGTGGGTGAACCACTGTCTCGCATTCGTTGGACTGCTGCACTGTCCACTTCCCAATCAGTTTCGTTTGCGAACGAAACCCGTGCTGCGTTACACACCATCAAGTCTGAACCCATGTGCGAAACATAATCTACATGTCCATTATCTAAAACAGTTTCCTTCATACTTTTCTCCACTGATTGAATCTTAACTTCGCCTTTGCACCAGAATAGGTGTTATCATCCATCATTCTTTTGATATCAGATGTGCTCATGGTATAAACCATATCATTGATATCTTTCTCTTTCAACTCATCTGGCCAGATACAAACATTCTTTCCCATGTCAATCAACTTTTCCATATATGAAACAATTTGTTTGTTTCTTGGTTCGTTGTCCAGAGCATACACCATATCAGTGTTGACGAATCGCGATGGGATTTGATCTATTGCACCTGCACCAACCATCGCAACGGTGTTTGGAACGAATAGACTGTCAATCGGTCCTTCTACCACATACACACGCTTCTTTGGGTTTGCTCTCCACATTCCATACCAAAGTCTTTCAATACTCTTGTCCGCTTTAACAGTTATGTATCTAGCGGTGGTTCGAGCATTTGCTTCACCATTTAATGTAAGAACACGACCTTGAACAGCGACTACATCATTCTTCTTATTGAAGAAAGGAATCACAAGACGAGGTTCTGGAATCATTCGTTCCACATCAGGATCGACCAGTTTCATGTAAGATCCGAAGTCTTCCGTATAATAGAGAATATCCCAATGCTTCTTAGGAATCTTTCGCATCTCTACAAACTGACGGACAATATGATTCGCTGGTGCATCTTTCACACGCAACAATGGTTTCAGCAGATCATGCTTTGCTTTGAACTTGGGTTTTGCAAATACCATTTCTTCTTCTTTCGGTTTGATGTAATTCGAATTACCGTTCTCTCCAGTCTTCCATCTTTCGAGAGCATACTCTTTCGTCAGGTTAGGTGAAACAGATTCAATAAAACGATACAAAGAATGTCCTGCACCACAGTTATGACACTTATAAAAGAAATCACTTCCCTTTTGATAAAAGAATCCTCTCGCCTTGTTCTTGTTTTTCTGTGAATCTCCACAAATTGGACAGCGACAGTTCGCAAGAGTGTCAGACTTCCACTTGAACTTCTCAAGATAAACAGAAACTAAATTGATATACTTCTTGTCAATATAAACACTCATCAAAAGGTCCAATCATCAACAGATGTCTTGGCAAACTTAGAGAACTTCTCCTCTTCACTGACCTGACCAGAATCAACTATAGTTTGCTGAGATTTATCAGCATCACTAAACTTCATCTTGGCACGATCTAGGCAAAGAATGAACTTCTTGTTCACCGCTGCGTCATTATACCTGTTCTTGAGTTGTTTTACAAGTATTTGTTTTAGATCTTCAAGTTCCTCGGTTGCAATCAGAGCGAACATGAAGTCTGCCGTTGCAGGTAATCCAAAGGATTCGGAAGTATCTTCAAGACTTACATCAGTGTTGGAATAACCAGAGCGATTCGTTTGAGTTGCAGTGAAGAGAGGAATATTGTTCTCGACGGCTAACCCACGAAGTTCTTCTGCAATAGACTTGATCAAAAAGTATGATCCGATGTTTCCACCCTTGAGCCTAGATGATGCACAAATGTTAAGATAATCAACAAAGATAACATCTGGCACGAAAGACTTCTTCAGTTTCAATTCTTCCAACAACGCTCGGAAGTGATTGACATTTGCGGTTGCGGTCGGATACTCCTTGATAATCAACTTACCCTTGACAGTCTCCTTCAACTTCTCTATCTTTGTCTCATACTTGTCTTTACCCAGAAACCGAATATCACTGATGTCGATGTCGAGAAGATTTGCGTCGATTCTCTCGGCGATTCTTTCTTCCGCCATTTCGCAGGTGATGTAGAGAACATTGTAATTCTGAGACAAACAATGTGCTGCATGGTGACACAACCACATAGACTTACCAACACCCGTTCCAGCCATGACAACATTCAAGGTTTTAGTGGGAACTCCGCCACCCGTAATATCGTTGAAGAACTGTAGATCGAACGGAATTCTCTTCTCTCGCTGATTGTAGAAATCAAATCGAACATCATAATCCTCGATATAGTCGTGTCCGATGTGAGTGTCAAAGGAAACAGCAAGAGCATCGGAAAGAATGCTGGGAATAGATCCTTCACTCTTTTCCTTGGACTTTCCATCAATGATCTCGATGGACTCCATGATTGCGTTGTAAACAGCCTTTTGCTTACAGAATGATTCTGTCTCGTCTCTCAACCAGTTCTCGTTTTGATTTTCATCTTTCGAGAACGTATCGACATAAGATATAGCAGTCTTATATTCACCTTCCGTGAGATCCTTTCTCTTGTTCAACTGAATGAGAATGGCATCTTTAGTTGGAGATGCAGAGTACTTCTGATAGAAAGAACTTATTTCTGAGAAGATAACTCTGTCGATCTTTCCGTGAAAATAATCCTCCTTGAGAAAGGGAATTATCTTCTTGGAAAGATCGAAGTTGTATATCAGAGTTTCGAGAATAATCTTCTCGGTAAAAACGGCTTCACTCACTTACTGGTTCCTCTTTGACAGGCTCGCCACCATAACGAAATTCTTTTGTTGCAACTTCATCAAGTTGCTTCATAATATCTTCAGTGAAATACTTTTCGGGATCATTATAAACAGACTTTTCATAAGCCTTAGTTCCATCTGGGAACTCGTATCTTGTCGATACCTTCTTTACAATACCATACTTTTCTGCGAGTGTCAAGAGTCCATAGTAAGGATGCAGTCCGCTGTCGTAGTTCAGAAGAACGTCAACCATAGCGTTCTCCTTTGTGAATCTTGACTTGTACAACTTGCAGTGAACAATGTTACCAACAACATCCGTACCATCCTTCACCTTCTTCTTGGAGAGGAATACAATTGTTGATGCAGCATACTTCAGTCCTGCACCACCAGACATCTCCTTCGTTGGGAACATTGAACCAACCTGATCATAGGTGTGATTCGTCATGATCATCGGAATACCTGCTGCACCCAACTTCAACGTCAGAACGCGGAAGGTGGCTTTGATAACCTGAGCACGGGTCATGTCTCTAGTTGTCTTTCCTTCGGAGGTATCATTCATTTCCTTTTCGGTTGACAACATACCAAGAGAATCCAGAACAATCATCATCGGCTTCTTCTCGTCCTTTGACATCTCGTTGTACTTGTCAACAATCTTGATTGCTTGGAATCGAAACTCTTCGACTGTTGACACAGGCATTAC